CGCGCCCATGACGCTGCTAGGGCTTTGGCTTTGTCCATTTTTTTGTCTCCTTCTTTGGTTTGTCTCCCGAAGTTGGAACTGCAACCGTTGGAAATTCGCCCTTATACGGAACGAACTTTGGAATTCCAAAACCGACAATTTCTTTTCCTGCACCGTACGAACGAACCTTCACCATGACCATTCCGCCATTGCGCTGATCGCCTGTACCGCTGGTGTTGCCTTCAATCGTCAAGCACGTCTTTGTGTCAATTAGTCCGACAACAATTCCAATGTGTGAAATGCGATCAACACCGTCGTGCGGAAAGTCCATGAAGGCTAGATAACCCAATTGCGGCATAGTCGACCAACGCTGAATTTCTTTAAATTTATGTGCGCCAACGGCAGTCCCAACGACTGAATGAATCTTGACACCCGCTTGCGCTGCACACCAGTTGACAAACGAACCGCACCACGGCAAACCGTCAGCCTTTGTGAACTTGCCGTATTTTGTCAGGTTGTCGCCTTCCTCAACCGTGCCCACTTCAGCTGCGGCTACTTCGATCAACCGTGCATTTGTACCCGCTGGATAAGTCACGAAAGTAGCAATTTCGCTTCGTCGTCAGTGATTCCTAACCGTGCTAACAATGCAGCCTTTTCAGTTGCTTTTGCCGCTTCTGCTTCGCGCTCGGCTTGAATAAGAGCGTCAATTTCCTTGCTTTGAGCAATTTCCTCATCTGTCATTTCGCGCTCAATAATTTCACCAGATGTTGCATTGTGTTCGATAACCATTGGTTTTTCCATTAGTTCACTCCGTAAAGTATGTAAGTGCCACCAGACCAACTTGCAGCGCTCTCCAATTTTAATTGAATTGAAGTGATTGCTGAAGTGGAACGATAAACAAAAGTGTTATGTGATGTGACATTCAAAGTTGTATCGTCTTTATAGAATGTATTAAAGAAACCAATTTTATTAGAATCAGTATCAGTGTAATCTTGCAATAAAATATCTATCTTATCTTTATTGTCGCCAGCATCTTGTGATGTATTTAGGAAAATTTGTGTAGATCCAGCAGATGTAGCGGTTGATGAACTGCTATTAGATGTGCCGTACAAACCAGTAGTGTCTGTATTTAATTGCATATAAACGGCTTTTCTGCTTGGTGTTTGTGGATTGCGAATTAGCAATCTCAAATCTTTGTAACTGCCGCTTATGCTTGTTATTGAAACAGTTGCACCGCTTAGTGTTCCCGTTGCAATAGAAGTCATTGAGCCGCTTGCGGGTGTTACCCATGCTGGGACACCTGCTGCAATACCAATAACTTGTCCAGATGTTCCAATGCCTAAACGCGCTGGGGTTGAACCGCTTGACGAATAAATCATGTCGCCTGTTGTTGTCATTGGGTTTGTCATGCCAGCAGAATCAGCACCCCAAACGAAATCCATGTCGGTGTTTGAATTTTTCTTTAACACCTGACCAGTCGTTCCGCCCTTTAGATCAGCCAATGATGTGTCTACGGCTTGACCAAAGACTTCAAAGTCTGCTGGTAAGTCGGTGACCAAATCACTCGAAGTTGGCATTTGCCAATTAAAGTTGCTTGTCGGATTTGCCATTTGTTCCCCTTTTCTAAGCCACTATTGTGGCATTTGCCCAGTCTAAAGTCGGCGACACGCTTGACCATGTTTCGGTAATCGGTACGTCGTTCCAGCGCATTGCCTGCAATGAGTAGGCAAGCGGTGAAAGCAACAAGGTCACTGAAAGTTGATTGTACGACGCCTGAAATCCCCAGCCTTCGACAAAGCCTTGAAATGTTCCCGAACTCATGTTCAACGGTAAGTTGTTCAAAGAAATCGCTTCGCCCATAAAAACGTTCAAAAGGTTGTCTCGGTCAGCGTCATCAATTTCAGGGTTTGTAAGATCAAAAGAAATCTGGCTAAAGATAGGCTGCGGGTTGGCGCGTAATGATAAATAAAACGCAGCCTGTGCATTGGCGTCAGCTGCGTCGTGCAATGTCGTTGTGATGATTTGTGCAAGATTTCCATAAATAGCAATTGATTCTGGGTCACTGTCTGAAACGTCGTTTTGGCTATTTGCGCCGTACTTGATTGTTATTGCATTTCGAACGTCGCCAACGCGTGTTTCAATGCGAAGTCCAGCAGCTCGCGCATGATTTGCGTCAAGATCGACATAACCGTTTGCAGCAAGGTATTGGGTGCGGTGCGTTGAATCGGCATAACCAATCCGTCCCAGACTGTCCTCGTAAATGTAGCCAAGCCCTGAAGTCGCCAATGCTGCAACCAGCGAATAAACGTCAATTGGGTCTGACCCACCACCACGCGCCGATAGATCATAATTTCCGGGGCGGTCGATTTCACCTAACCCATTGTTTTCAGCCGTCGCCCATGTCGTGCCCGCTGGTGTGTAAGTACCCCATGTGACCGACCCAGCGACCTGCGCCCATGAATTGAACAATACTGATTGTAAAACTTCATAGATTTGATCGCCGTCAAAATCCCGTGCAAGTGCGTCAGTAAAAATTACTTTTGGCAAACGTGCCAATGCGCCCAATGCAGTGATCGAATAAGTCTGCGTGAACGTTGTCGAACCTACGTCACGCACTTCCAATGCAATGTCAACCACGTTGCCACCAAAAATTGAAATGAACGTGTTTGATGTGTTTTTGATCTGAACCGAAATTGTTGAATTTATTGAAACGGGAATTGTCGTTTGTGTAATGTCGATAAGTTGAAGGTTGACGTAACCCGCTTGGGCTTGCTCATAAATGTTGACGCGCCCGCTTCGAATAGTCAGGTTTGCCAAGACTGCGTCGGTGTATTCAACGCCGTCGATTTCAACTTTCCAGACTGGGTTCCATTGGGTCATAGTGCAACAAGATTTCCAGCACCACCAGTGCCACGGTAGGCGGAATCGTTCAAAGTTTGAACAATTTGACGGGCTACGCCTTCTTTGTCAAACGCGCCGTTGACGGTCAAATTGATTGTTGTTCCACTGTCTCGCGCTTCTGCCATTCGGAAACTGCCGACATTAAATCCATTGGTTACTGTTCCGTTGATTCTGTCTAAAACGGCGTTTAAATTGGCTGACGCTTCTTGGGCTTTTTTAGACGCAGCCGCAATTGAAGGGTCAACTATAATTGGCGCATTTGTTGTTGAACCTGCGCCGCCCCCGCCGCCAGTAAAACCACCACCACCAGCGGTTGCGCCGCCACCGCCGCCCCCGCCAGCCGTTCCGCCACCAGTAACAAATGGTTGACCGTTTGGCATTGTTCCTGAAAAACCGCCCCCACTTGGTGTCGTACTTGAAAAATCCGTTGCAGTATCAAAACGACTTGCTAATGAATTAGCAGCAGCTAAAACACCAGCGGCAACTGCTGCGGCAGCAACGCCCGCCAATGGATTGAGTGCAAAATAACTTGCAACACCTGCAATGATCGAAGAAGTTTTTAAAGCATTGTAAGCCTTGATCAAAAGTTGAATAGCACCGATTGCAGCCGTAACGTAAGCAGATATTTTAGAAATTACGAAAACCGTTCCAATTACTGCTCCGACGGCAATGATTTCGTCTTTCAATGAAATAACCGTTTTGATAACGCTTTTGATTCTTTGTCCCCACTCGTAAGCAGACTTTTCGGAATCTGTTAGTCCGTCTTGCAAGCCACCTTGCCCAGTTAAACCGTCAACAAATTGTTGGACGATTGGAACAACGTCAGTCAAAATAAATGTTGTCAATTCTTGAACGACCGGCAATAACGCTGCACCAATTTGTTCTTGCACTTCGTCGCTTGCAATTTTAATTCGTTCAAATGCTTTTTGTGTTGAATTGGCTTCGTTATCAGCAAAACCGCCAAAAGTTGAAGTTAAGTTTTGGAAAACAAGATCAAAATCTTTCGATTTTAAAATGCTTTGATCGATACCCAAACCCAAACGACCCAACGCGTTTAAATTTCCGTCATAGGCTTTACCTAACGCGTTTGCTACCGCTTCCAACGGTTTGCCAGTTGCCGCGCTCACGTCTAAGGCTAAATTCAAAAGTTTTTGGGCTTCCTCAACATCTTTAGTTGATCGAACCAAACGTCCGAACGCTGGGCGCAACTGATCGTCCGTCACACCAATTGCAATGCTGGTTTTGCTTATGTATTTTTCGACACCAGCAATTTGAGCAGCAGTTGCGCTTGTCGTGTTCTCAATTGTCAAAGCAAGATTGCGTTGGGCTTTCTCATCTTCAGCTGCATTTTTAATAGCCGTACCGACATAAGCAGAAATTGCTGCACCAGCGGCGGCAAATGCGACTGTTGCTTTTTTAGCAAACGCACTAAATTCGTCGCCAATGGTTGTTGTTTTTTTACCAGCAGAATCCATGCCAGCCGTGAAATTGGCAATGTCTGCCAAAATTGAAAGTTTGAGAGTGCGACTGCCAGCCATTTAATCCCACTTCCTTATCACTTCAGAAAATCCTTCTTCCCAACGTTTTATGATATCGGGTTGAACCGAACGCAATGTTGGATAGATAAACCAACCGCGTGAACCGCGACCTTCTTTACCTGACCAGACTGGAAACTGCTTATAGCGATTTGAACCGAATTCATAACCGCCCCACAATTGCTGGGTAGTACCGCCGCCACTTAGTCTTTGTGAAGCAAAACCAAAAGAAATTTCGCCAACTTTTGACGACTTGGAAACCTTAGAACCTTCCGCAATTTTTGGTGCTACTTTGTTTCGTGAACTACTGTTTGCCGCAACAACAATTTTGCTGCGAACAAAATCAGCCAATGCAGAAGATTTTTCTTTTGCCTGACTTATGGCTTCTTCGTCCATGACTTTAAAAGCACGAATGACCGCGCGTAATTCGGCTTTGTCATACGCGACTGCTTCTTCAGCCATTCGAACGCCTTTCCATTATTTCGATCACTGTCAGAATGTCCTCTGCATTTTCAAAATCGTTTGGGTGTAGCCCTGTTGCAAGGGCTACTTCCCAAACTATTCGGCTTAGACTTCCGACTGGGTAACTTTTGGGTTTGCCTCACCAACACTCACGTCAGCAATGGTTTCAGTCCAAACCTCTAGGGTCTTGATTGGCTTACCAGCTGATTCACGCTTCATTGCATAGTAAGCAAGGTAGATAAGATCAGAAATTCCGATTTTTTCTTGCGCCTGTGCAATTGTGTTACCTGTGTGCTTTTCCCAACGAACCCACTCAGGGGGAGCAGCAACAAATGTTGCTTGCTCACCGCTGGTGAATTCGATCGTGATTGGTAGTTTCATTTTGTCTCCCGATTGTTTGTGTTAGAACGCTTCGGCTGGTGTGCCGATAACGGTGAACGATAGTGACACGGTCTGCGCGTCTGGTGCAGTACCGCC